GTAACCCTATCTGATGGATCGCTCTTCGTAATGTATGTAACCCCTTTAACAATGGCAGAGCGTGAAAGGGCACAAAGACAAGTAAAAAGTGATGACTCAAATGGCTTTGCTTTACAATTATTAATAAACAAAGCATTAGATGAAAACGGAACAAAACTATTCAACGCAGGAGAAATAGACGTTCTTAAAAATGAAGTCAAGGACAGCGATCTTCAATCTCTTATGCTCGCAGTAATAAATGCAGAGGAGGAAGAAACAATAGACCCAAAATCCTAGCCAGCCAGTTAAAAAAGGATAACTGGATGATGCTCAAGTTTGGAGTAGCCAAAGAATTGGGCAAAACTCTCCACGAAATAGGAGAAATGACAGAGCAGGAACTCATAGGCTGGAGTGCATACTTTCAAGTAGTAAACGAAGAGCAGGAAAAAGAATTTGAAAAGATAAGACGCAGGAGATAGTGCTAATCAGTTTATTTAATGTAAAATAGGATAAATATTTAATTTTTTACTGGATCGTGGCATATAACGCTGAGATAAATGTAAGTGTAAAGAATCTAAATCAGGTCACAGAATTAGAGACTAAATTATCCAGTATTAGTAAAAATGTAAATGCCTTAAACAAGGGAACAGGAGGAGGCCGTAGAGGTGGCGGTGGAGGCGGTGGCTCTGAACCTGATCCATTAAAAGAAGAGATAGCTGCTTTAAAACTACAAAATACAGCTTTAGGACAATCAAATAGAGCCATAAGAGCAAAAAATAAATTAAAAGGGGAAAGTTTAGAATTAGAAGAGGCTATAGCGGATCTAGAAAGAATTGGTAGAGGCCAAGACAGTAGAGATTTAGAAATTCTTAGAAAAGAAATTGAGTTAAGAAAGACTGTAGTTATAGAAGCTGAAAAAACTCTTGCTGCCACGGTAAAGACTGCTGAAGCTGCATCTAAAGTAAAACCAGTTTCTACAGGACTTACTGCTGGAGATCGTGTAGGATTACTGGGTTTAAGTGGCAAGGCCAATAGATTAGCTGGTAAGGCAGAAGGAGTTATAAATGCAGATAAACAAAAAGAAATAAACGCTAAACTTCTTCCTAGCACTGAGATGCTAAGACCAGCAGCTAGAGGCATAGAGGAATTAGATAAGAATGTAAGAGATTTAGGCAAAGTATCTAAAATAACAGGAAAAAATGTTCAGTTTTTAGCATCACAATATGGTCCGCAAGAACCTGGAATATTCCAGCCACCTCAAGGTCCATTCAGTAGATTATCAGACAGGCAATCAAGAGATGTAACTGGAAAAAGGACTGGTTTAAATAACCCACTCGGAGGGTTAGCTACTCGTTTAGGTGCAAAACGAGGTTTTGATTTTGGAAGTGCAGCGATAAGTGGTGGTTTTCCTCTGTTATTTGGTCAAGGACCAGGGGTGGCAGCAGCAGGAGCTTTAGGCGGTGGTATCGGTGGAATGTTCGGCCAGATGGGTGGTTTTGCAGGAGGTATTGCAGCCACAGCAGCAGTCCAGTCAATCCAAAACGTAATCAACGGCATAGGCGAACTTGGAACGGCCATGAACCGCCTAAATCCAAACATCTCTGCAATGTCACAGGCAATGGGTATAGCAGGAACAGTAGAAGAAAAACGACTTCAGTTAATTGAAAAAAATATGGGCAAACAGGCTGCCTTCAATGCAGCACTAGAAATGATGGGCGAAAAAATAGGTGCTGATAAAGCAGAAGAACTAAGAAAATTTGGTGAAACCTTCCAAAAATTAGGTAATGAAGTTACACTATTCTTCACAAAAGTACAGGCAGCGATAGCAAAACTGCTAAATCAAGCCTTAGATGCAGGAGCAAGTGCTAATTTACAAGGAAGAGCAAGGGATCTTGTAGCTAAAAATCCAAATAATCCAGCATTTAGAGAGGTAAATCAAAAAATAGCAAATATTCAGAATAGAGATGCACAAGGAGCAGCAGAAAATAAACAAAAATCTAGAGACTTAGCAGCTGCCAAGGCAGAAAGACTAGAAATAGCAAAAACTGTTATTTTGCAAAAAGATAAGGATAAATTAAGAGCTCAGACAAATAAACTAATTACTGCTGGATTGGGAGACCTAGAAAAAGAAAATGACCTGAACCGAGCTATTATTGCAGGAAAAGAAGATGAATTTTTAATTCAAGACGCAATTAAAAGTAAAGCCGAAGAAATGGGGTTAGTATTTAAAGATCTAGAAAGTGGCCAGCAGCAACGTATAAAGGATGCTGTAACATTCAATAAAAAGTTAAAAGACCAAGCTGAAATTGCTAAAGAAATACAAGATGCCTTTGAAAATCTTGCAAAGTCAATACAAGGTGATATTAAAGAAGGTATTAAAGGATTAATTAAGGGAACGTCTACTCTTGCAGATTTACTTAATAATGTTGCTGATAGATTCTTAGATGTAGCACTCAATCAAGCTCTTTTTGGAAATGCAGCAGGTGATAGTGTAACAGGTGGTTTATTTAAAATGCTAGGATTTAAAGCTGCTGGCGGTCCAGTATCAGGGGGCAACCCTTATGTTGTAGGAGAAAAAGGACCAGAATTATTCGTACCAAGAGCTTCTGGAACGATTGTGCCAAACAATAAACTTGGAGGTGGCGATACTAATAATATTGTTGTTAATGTAGACGCATCTGGCTCTAACGCTCAAGGAGATCAAAGTCAAGCTAAACAACTTGGATCTTTAATAGCAGCAGCAGTTCAATCAGAAATTGCACAACAACAAAGACCTGGTGGTTTACTTTCTCGTTAACACTTATGACTACTACTTTTCCTAGCTATAACCCATCATACTCTGCTACAAAAAGAAGCCAGCCACGAACTCGTATTATTCAGTTTGGGGATGGATACCAACAACGTAATGTGGTGGGATTGAATCAAGATCCAAAAGTTTGGAATCTTACGTTTAATGTTGATGATGAAGATGCCGATGAAATAGAAACATTTTTAGAAGCCAGAGGGCAAGATGGTGCATTTTTTAACTGGTCTCCTCCTGATGAAACTGCTACTTATAAATGGATTTGTAGAAGTTTTAGTAGAGAAATGTTTGAGTTTCAGAGAAATAGAATAACAGCAACTTTTGAACAGGTATTTGATATAGGATGACCACACCAACAGATACAGTCACAGAACTACAGAAAAGTAATCCATCAGAGATTATTGAATTATTTGAGATTCACCTAGATCAAAGATTACATTATGCAGATTGGGAAGCAAATAAAGCTTATACGGCTGGTGACACTGTAAGTTCAACAACTTTAGTTTTCGACAATAGTTTTCCAGCACAGGGCATGGTATTTGAATGTACATCAGGCGGTACAAGTGGTGGTTCTGTACCTAGTACTGCTTTTACCAACGCTTCTGAAGGTGGCACGATAACTGATAACGGTGTGACCTGGACTGCAAAAAGGCCAATAAAAAGATTTCATAACGGTACTAACCTAAAAACAACTCAATCTTTATCTCAAGGTTCAATACATTTTGGTGGGAAAGTATATGAACCATTTCCTGTTCAAACAGAAGGATTTGATATGACAACAAAAGGTACATTACCAAGGCCACGTTTAACTATAGCTAACCTATTACCAAGTGTCTCGAATACTTTCAGTGTTGCTGATGGAGGATCTGCATTTCCAAGCGGAACAATCTCCGCAATGATGATTGAAGTAAACAAGATTACGGTAGGAAATGATCTTATAGGAAGCACTTTGGTTCGTATAAGAACATTAAGAAAATTTCTTGATTCTGCTAATTTTGATTCACCAAATGCAACAGCAGATTCCACGCAAAAGTTTCCTGATGAAATTTATATGATTGCCAGAAAAACTTTAGAAAATCGTGAAATAGTGCAGTTTGAATGTGCTTCAATATTTGATATGGCAGGTGTTCGTGCTCCAAAACGTCAGATTTTACCTAATGAATTTCCTGGTATCGGTGAGTTCTTTCAATGATATGGCAAGATAAAGCAATAGAACACGCAAGACAGGAAGCACCTAATGAAGCTTGTGGTCTTGTTTATATGTTTAAAGGTAGGGAAAAGTACGCTCCAGCGAAAAATATTGCAGTTGATAAATTAAATCAATTTACGATTGACCCAAAATCATGGGCTGAAACAGAAGATAAAGGAGACATTGTTGCAGTATTTCATAGCCATGTTAATTGCGATGCAACACCATCTAATGCAGATAAATATTCTTCTGAAAAGCAAGGTTTGAAATATTATATTGTTAATCCAAAAGATAATGAATGGCAAAGTTATGAACCAGTTGGTTATAAAAATAGCCTGATTGGCAGACCTTATGTTTTTGGAGTGTATGATTGCTGGAGTCTTGTCAGAGATTATTTTAAAGAACAGGGTATTACATTAAGAGACTGGGTAAGACCAGCTAATGAAGATGATTTTATTGATAAACCAATGTTTGAAGATTGTTTTGAAGCAACGGGTTTTCGTGAGTTAAAATATGACGAACAGCTACAGACAAATGACTGTTTATTGCTTAGTATTTATGGTAACGGCCTTAATCATGTTGCTGTATTTATTGATGGAGAAGTTTTACATCATATACAAGGAAGGCTGTCAGGTCGAGAACCATATAGTGAATGGTTACAAAAATGTACTGGTAGGAGATTAAGATATGTTGCGTAAGATTAAACTATATGGTCATCTAAGAGAACATACGGGACTTAAAGAAGTAGAAGCTTATGTTGATAGCGTAAAGGAAGCCGTAAATTTTTTAACTTGTAACTGGCCTAAATTAAAACCTCAAATCGTTCAAAACAATTATCATGTTTTACTTGATGAAGATGATGTAGGAGAAGAAGAGTTACTGTACCCTGTTGGAAATGCAACTATAAGTTTTATACCAGTAGTAGAGGGTAGTGGTAAATTTGGAAGAATATTAGCTGGTGTCGCATTGATAGGACTTGCTTTTACAATGCCAGGTGCAACATTTCAAGGACTTGGTGGTTTTAAAGCAGCAGCAGGATATAGTGGATTTCAAGCAGCAGTTGGTAATCTTGGTATTTATCTGGTTTTATCTGGAGTAGCTAGTCTATTAACACCAACACCATCAACACCAGAACAAGAACAAACTCCTGAATCTTTTGCTTTTACTTCTCCTCTAAACGTAAGTATGCCAGGTATAGCTGTTCCCTTAGTTTATGGAACTGCAATATGTGGTTCAATAGTTGTAAGTACATCAATAGAAATAGGTAAAGTCTGATGGAAATATTTGAAGAAGAATTAATTTCTGGTGCTGGTGGTGGAAAAGGTGGTACTAGTACACCACAAAATGCAAAAGATAATTTAAATAGTACAGCAACAGCAAAAATACTTGATGTTATTTCGGAAGGTGAGATAGCTGGTTTTGCAACACCTTTAGAAAAAGGGTTTTCTTTTGGAACGACAAACTACGATGTAGAAGGTCAAAAAGATATATTTTTCAATCGTACACCTCTAAGAAGGTTAAACGCACCTACAGATAAATTAGGTGCAAAACAATATAATTTTAATAAGGATGATTTAGTTATTGAAACTAAAAATGGTACAGATCCACAGCCAGTTATACAAGGTTTTTCAAAAGTAAGAAGTGTTCTTTCTGCTTTTCCTAGTGATGATTTGACCAATAAGGGTGACTCTAGAACATTAAGTTTTTCCGATACAGATGCAGCAAGAATTTCGCAAGTAGTTGTAATTGTTGGTATTCCTGCTTTATTTGCTACTTACAATAATGGAGATGTAAAAGGTTCATCTCTACGTTACAAAATAGAATTAAGTGTAGATGGAGGAGGTAATTTTACAGAAATTAAAAAAATTAAAGTAAAAGGAAGAACTAATGATCTTTACCAAAGACAAAAAACCATTAATATTCCAGATGCACCTAATAGTAACGCAAGAAACCTAGCTATTAAAGTTACGAAAATTAATGATTTGCATGATGATAAAAAGATAATAACTCAAGGCAATTCAGTAAGATTTATGTCTATTGTGAAAGTTATTGATGATAAGCTAAGTTATGACAACACTGCATTAATTGGTTTACAGGTAGACGCAGAAAACTTTAGTTCTATTCCAAAACGAACTTACTTAGTAAAAGGTATAAAGATAAGGATTCCTGGTGCAGGTGCTAATAACAGTGGTACACCAAGTGTTGACATTAATACTGGCAGAATTGTTTATCCAACTAATTATGTTTTTAATGGAACAATGCAAGTTGCACAATTTTGTGCGTGTCCTGTTTTTGTTCTTTATGACATTTTAACTAATAGCAGATATGGATTTGGAGATCAGGTTTTAACTCCAGCCGAAAAAGCTTCTGGTGGATTTTCCAGTGGAAATGCAAAAAATATTGATTTATTTTCATTTGTAGAAGCATCTAAATATGCAAATACTCTTGTAAGTGATAGACGATTAAATCCTACAAGTATAACTGGAACTTATTCTCAATCTGGTACAACAACAATTACAATTACGTTCACTGTAAGCAGTCAATTACAAGTTGGAGATATAGTAACTTGTGATTTTACATCTGGAAACGCAGCTGATTTAACAAATGAAAAA